ATTGCCTTAATACCGTCTACGAATGAAAATGTTCCAGCACCGTTTGTTCCAAGAACTTGATCGGCACTACCTTCGGAGATTCCTATATCTGTAAGAGTGGTAGTTCCTGTTGGCAATGCATCTGTAATACCATATCCTGAAAGTGTCGTTGGTGTGTTATTGGCATTTGCCCAATCCACATAGTAGGCACCGTGTTCTCCATCTAGTGTATCTGCATTTGTATCACCAGTATCAACACCTGGGCCCCAGCTAGAACCACTCCACTTTAAAACCTCACCAACCTGTGGTGCTGTATTTGCTACATTTGATATATCACTTAATGCTACAGGTATAAAAGGTGTGTCCGTTAGATCATTATATGATCCGCTAAATGGAACCAAGATTCCAGTCGTGTCAGTCAAGTCCGTAAGATCTACTGGAATGAATGGAGTGTTAGCAAGGCTTGAATAATCACCATCAAATGCGTCTGTAATTCCATAGCCTGATATTGTAGTTGGAAGACCTATGAGACTAGTAAACTGTCCATCAAATAAATTTGGTGAATTATAAAGATTATTGTAATCACCATTAAATGCATTTTCAATTAGCTGATATAATGTTAAATCGGGCTTATCAGTAAGATTATCATAATCGCCATCAAATGCGTCTGTGATTCCATAACCAGCTATTGTCGAAGGTTTATTTAAAACATCAATAAAATCTGTCTGTGCGCCGGAAAGAGAAGATAATAATTTAACTACTGATTCTACACCATCAACATCTTTTTTCATATAAAGTTCACCGTCTCTTGTATTAAGAGCGATTTCACCTAATTCAAGTTGAGCGGTAGTTGGTGCTTTTCCAGCCTGAGCACTTCTTTTATGTTGGATTGTTATATCAACCATATCTTTATCCTTATATTAATACTGTCCGCCGTCCAAATTATCTCCATCGGTAATGCCGTCAGCATCTCCGCCAATAATTGAACCAGATGATAAGTCGTTTGGATTTGTTATTGTTTCAGTCACAAACGCAAGTCCTTCAACGACTTTGACCATTTCACCAGAAGTCTTTTTCATTAATACATCATACTGATATTTGCCTGGTTTCATAGACCCAGTTACTTCATCGGATAAAATTAAGGTAATTGTAGCGTTTACAGTATCTTTTTCGATTGTAAAATCTGCGACCTTTGTGGACGAATACATTTTTCTTATTGTTGAATAAAATGTATAAGAGGCAATCGGCAGGTTATCTCCGTCTTCGTCATCCAATTCAATAACGATACGGAAATCCGAACTCTGATCTATATAAACATTTGCTCTCGATGCCATTTTTAAATCTCTTTTTTTCTTATATTTATAAACAAAAGGGCATCAAAAAGATGCCCTTCCATGTACTACATTATAGGATGAACATTTGAATTATTCTGATTTCAAATCCTCAACTTCCCCTTTGAGTTCCTTAATAGCTTCAATCAGAAGTCCTACCATGTTACCATAAGAAACTGCCTTCATTCCGTCTTCTTTTTCGGTAACAACCTCGGGTAATACTGCTTCAACTTCCTGAGCAATTACACCGACATGAGTTCTTCCGTCATCACTATTAACTTTGGTATATGTAACACCTCGTAATGAGTCAACCTTGCTTAGTGCACTGTCAATGGTTTGAATATTTTCCTTGACTCTAGCATCAGATTCAGAAATAATATCACCTGTTGCGGTAAAGTCACCAGTACCCATATCGAATAAGAATGTAGGATTTGCATCAGCTTGAGGTTGGATCTTAATATCAATGGCATCAGTTGCGGTGTCAATTTGAAGATGACTACCATCAAAGAATACGTCGACATCTGAACCAGTACCTAGTTCCAAATTAACATTATCATTAAGTTGAATTGCCGTTGCCGGGTCACCTCCACCACCGCCGCCAGCAGGACCAACAGTCATATTTGTAAATGCCCAATTATCAAAGCCGTTACCTGAACTGCTATCCTGTTGCATTTTAATCTCAACACCAGCAGGTGAGTCAAAGATTACAGCAGTACCTGCAGCAGTTTGTAATGTTGCTACCTCAATTTCTTTTTTATTCCATACGTTTGAAGTATCGGTCCATGGTGCAACAACACCAAGATCAACCCAGGTAGTGTCACCTGTGTTTCTTGCATAGAGTTTAAGATCTTCACCTGCTTCTGGTGAGTCACCCCATCCGCTGCCACCTTTATTGGCCCAGAATGAGAGATTATCAGCACCAACAAAGTTAACTGGCACTGTATATTCAAGGGATCTTGCAGTGGCACTTGAACTGTCCATTGTTACGATATATGTTCCAGACGGTACAGTATCAGTAGTTGACATACCGCTGACCGCACCTACGGTCGTAAATGTATGATTGCCATTGAAGTTTGTCCAATAACTTTCATCTTCAACCGAGACCTGGAATCCACCTGCAGGGCCAGAATCTATACCTGTTACAGCACCATTGATTGTTAGATCATTAACTACAAGATTACCTTCACCATTTAAAGATGCAGTAACAGTGTTTGTTGTATTTCTAAAGTTCCATGTGAAGTTTGAATTGTTAAAATGAGCTTCCATATTGGAACCATCAAAATACATTTCAAAGTCATCACCGGTACCGAAGAACAACTTAGCATTATCAACAAAATTTAGAGTCGCCGCGGCAGGAATGTCAATAGCACCGTCAACTGTAATCTTATCATACGCATGTATATTTTCAACATTCAGTTCATCAACACTTGATTGATAATAGAAGTTTGTATCACTGCCTGGGTTTGGCCCAATGGTTGCATACAAGTCTCTTGGATTTGCCGCTGTTCCATCAAAGAATGGAATAAACATGTTGGTTGATTGAACCGACACTGATTGGTCGTGAATATTGGAAACAAAGATTGCGTTAGCAGATCCATCGGCACCTTGTACACCTTGGAAGCCGTCATAGCCCTGAAGGCCGCTTTCACCTTGTAGACCTTGGATACCTTCGCCGTCTTCACCAACAGTACCTTGTATACCTTGGGCCCCTTGGATACCAGTGGTACCTTGCACACCTTGTATGCCGATAAGACCTTGGATACCTTGGAAACCAGTAAGACCTTGAGCACCATCATCAGAAACAAGAGCATTTTCACCTGCCTCACCTTGCATACCCTGCATACCCTGGAAGCCATCAATACCTCCACCGGTATAACCTTGGATACCCTGAATGCCGTCATTACCTTGAACACCTTGGACACCAGCGCCAACGGTACCTTCTTCACCTTGAACACCTTGCCAACCTTGCATCCCTTGGATACCTTGGGATCCACCACCGTCATTACCGGTAAGACCTTGGACACCCATCCGACCCTGGACACCTTGTGGACCTTGAGCACCTTGAATAGCCTGTTCGCCTTCAATACCTTGGACACCTCGATAACCTTGAACACCTTGGATACCTTGAGGTCCTTCCTCACCGGCACCGTTTCCGCCTTGGAAACCAGTAGTACCTTGAATACCTTGGAAACCTTGAACACCAGGATCACCAAATCCAGGAACACCTTGGGTACCTTGGAAACCTTGAAGACCTTGAGTACCTTCGCCTTCAGGTCCTTCCTCACCTATGACACCTTGGAAACCTTGCATCCCTTGTGTACCTTGGAAACCATCCGAACCGGTACCAAATCCACCTTGAACACCCTGTATACCTTGATTACCATCATTACCTTGGAAGCCGTCATTACCTTGAGCACCATCGGATCCTTGGAAACCTTGAACACCTTGGGTACCTTGAGCACCTAAACCAGCGCCACCGTCTCCACCTTGAACACCTTGGGTACCAAATTCACCCTGAACACCTTGGATACCTTGAGGTCCTTGAATACCAGGTTGACCTTCGCCACCTTGTAAACCTTGGAGACCTGTAACACCGTCACCAGCCTCACCTTGAAGACCTTGGGTTCCTTGTACACCTTGGATACCTTGAAGGCCTTCGCCGACCTCACCTTGGACACCTTGAATACCTTGTACACCCTGGACACCTTGAACTCCTGGATCACCAACAAAACCTTGGACACCTTGACCACCGCCACCGCCTTGGACACCTTGAGGTCCCTGGATACCTTGGGTACCTTCACCAGGAGGTCCTTGTAGACCTTGAACTGATTGTGTACCTTGTGGTCCTTGAATACCTCGGTCACCAATGTCACCAGTTCTAGCAAATGTAATTCTTACATCTGTTCCATCTGGGAGTGATGTGATTGAACCACTTAGATATACAATATCAATTACGTGATATGAACCGACCTCAGTTGAACTTGAAATTGTACCAAGTGCAAAGTTTTGTGGATTTGCACCTTCAGTTAATTTCCAGTGACCTTTAATAGTAGAACTAGAATCATCAATGGTTCTGAGATAAGATTCAATGGATGTAAAGTTATCATCTCTTTCGTTCATGATCATCAATGAAGCTGAGGACCATGTAGAGTTATTAAATCTTAATTTACCAACACCTGGATCACCGACTGCGGTACTTGAAGAGAATGTATAGTCAAATGATACACCACCAAAGCTACCTGAAGGTCCTTGAGGACCGAAGTCACCTTGAACACCCTGAACACCTTGGACACCTTGAGGGCCAAGATCAGAAATATCCATTTGGCCAACCATTGTGCCGTGGAACTGACATTGATAATATAATGTGTCAGGTGCGTCACCAGGAACCTTAAAGAATACCTGACCTACCTGCGCACCGTTATTTGTAACACCATTATTGTACTGGTCACCTGTACCTGTACCTGGATCTGTTTTAATGTAGAATGGATGACCTGAAGCATTTACATTGAAAACATATGTAAAGCCTCTTAAAAGCCGTAATGTTGGGTTGTTGGTTACACCATCAATTTCCCATGCAGAACTTCCATCATTGACAACCTGATATGTTCTGTTGCCTTCAAGACCTTGGAAGCCCTGGAAACCTTGTGTTCCTTGAGTACCCTGGAAACCTTGTGGACCGAAGTCACCTTGGACACCTTGGTTACCCTGCACACCAGTATTACCTTGAACACCCTGTGCTGATTGGACACCTTGGACACCCTGTAAACCTTGGAAACCAAGATCACCTTGAGCACCCTGCATACCTTGTACAGATTGAGGTCCTTGAGCACCTTGGAAACCCTGAGCACCTTGTAAACCTTGTGTTGCCTGGACACCTTGAACACCCTGTGTTCCTCGGTCACCAGTTCTTGTAAATGTAACTACTACTTCAGGATTGGTTGTAAAGTATGCCGATGTTGCGTTACCAGCAATAAATGTACACCCAACAGTAAAATATGTTGGTACTTCTGACAAGCTATCAATTTGGTAAATCACAAAGATTGAAGGATCTACTACCGAAATAACTTTAAAGTAACCTTTGACACCACTTGTGGAATCATCAATGGTTCTTAAAAATGCATCCAAATCATTTCCGGTTGCATCCTCATCTGATATCCGCATATTTGCCGCTGTGGCAAGTACTGCATTATCAAATTTAAGATTACCAGCTAATGGATCCGAAACCGCAGTATCAGGTAGGAAGTTATATTCAAAGGTCATTCCACCGTATGCGCCAGTATAGCCTCTGAAGCCTTGGACACCTTGGAACCCTTGTAAACCTTGAACACCAGTATCACCCTGGATACCTTGAACACCTTGGATGCCTCGGTTACCTTGGAAACCCTGAGTACCCTGAGAACCTTGGAAGCCTTGAACACCTTGGTTACCAGTGAAACCTTGGACACCAGTATCACCTTGAACACCTTGTGGACCTAATGTACCAGCAGGGATAAAGTTAATAATAGTGCTAGTGCCATATACGTTAGCGGCACCAGTATTCCAATTTGTTCCTGGAGTTGCATCCGTACCACCTAGAAGAGAACTTGCAACCCATTGAACATCAAAATGACCCCAGTCCTTACCAGTTCCGGTTGGACTCCATGTCCAGTCAAGAATGTTATAGATTACAAATTCGTAATCATCAGTAGATTGATCTTTTAATGTTCTTACAAAAATTTGACCTTTTGCAGGATTACCAGCAATTGAATCAAGATAATCAAATAGACCATCGACTCTTCTACCAGTTTCTGTAAGATCATCAATGTAGAGTTTATCAGCTGTTGTAACATTAGTATTGTTAAGTAACCAACCATTTAATCCTGGGAAACCTTCACTAGTTGAAGAATTCCAAGCCCAAGTAAATGTTAAGCCACCATTATAGCCTGTGTGGCCCTGAATACCTTGGAAACCATCAAAGCCTTGGATACCAGTATCACCTTGGACACCTTGAACACCTTGTGGGCCTTGAATCCCATCGAAACCTTGAATACCAGTATCACCTTGGACACCTTGAATGCCTTGGTCACCAGTTCTGATAAACGAAATTCGTACGTCAGTACCATCGGAAAGTGATGCAGCTGAGCCGATATTAGTTGTAACATTAACTACGTGATAGCCGGTTGAGGAAGTACCTGTAAGGGAACCACTTACTATTTCGTATACAAAATAATTATATACGTTTGTTGCATCAGCAATCTTTAAATAGCCTTTACTATTTGGATTGGATGACTCGTAAAATTCTTGTAGCAGTCCGTGTACGTTAACACCATCTGCATCTTCAACATCAATATAGAGTTGTGTTGAATCGCCAAATACACCGTCGCTACCTTTAATGATTCCAGCGCCTGGGTCTGTATTTGTAATATCTGTTTGATTGTATGTATATCTTAAGCTTACGCCGCCGTATTGACCTACGACACCTTGAATACCTTGGAAACCATCATAGCCTTGGATACCGGTTTCACCTTGGACACCTTGTACTCCCTGGACCCCTTGCACACCTTGATAACCTAATGCACCTTGAATACCCTGTGTTGATTGAACACCTTGGATACCTTGAACACCTTGATTACCTCTGACACCTTGGTTGCCTTGTACACCCTGTAAACCTTGCACACCTTGGTTACCACGATAGCCTCGTGAGCCTTGGATACCTTCTTCACCAATTGTACCTTGGTTACCCTGGACACCTTGAACACCTTGGAAGCCTTGAACACCTCTAAAGTTACCAATGTTAACCCAAGTAGATCCGTCATAGATCCAAAGTTCATCATCTGCCTGATCAATGACACCTTCACCAAGATTAGCAGATGGAAAGGCAGTATTTAAGGTAGCTTGTGGATCACCACCGGCATCAACATCAGGAACAGACCCTATAATAGTAAAACCAGGACCGTATTCGCCCTGGACACCTTGAACACCGTCATTACCTTGGATACCTGTGGTACCTTGCGGACCTGCGCCGAGGTCTACCCATGCAGTTCCGTTGGAGTATTTTAAATCTCCGTTTTCTGCATAAACGATAGCACCTTCAAAGGGTACCGGATCTAAATTGATAGGAAACGCCTGGGGTATTCCGTGCCCAAGCGTTTGTGATCTTCCTCGTAGTGACTTAAATCTGCTTGCCATCAGACATCATCCTCTTCCGATTGGCCAAGGGTGAATGATAGAGTACAATCTACATGTAAGTCTTTATCTGCTTTTACCTCCAACGTATCTCCGGATTTAAAGAATTGACCGTTGATAGGAATAGGAATTGTGTCATATGAAGGAACTGGTAAATTTCTTAAAATATACCATGAATCGTTTTCGGCATATCTGTATGCCTTAAGATCAACATATGCAGTATTTGCAGTTGTGTTACACAAGATGAGCGGTGAAATAACTTCACCAACCCCAGGTTCAACCGTTGTAGATCCACCAAATACAAGTTCTGGAACCTCGTAGTTAGGAACATCGATAAGTATTTGCCAGTTTGTTGACAACGTTTTATTCACATATACCGGTTTGGCGTCCGGTGCCTGTGTTGTTGTAATAGTTACTATAGAATTATTTGCCATTATACGATCGCCCTACTGTTGGATGCTCTTCTTGCGAGTTTTCTTACTGATGATGTAAACGGTCTACCTTCAATCCGTCCTGTTCTACCATTAATCCTCAATCCTCTAGCGAAGTATTGGTTGTTCAATTCGTCAGCACCTGACCAACGAACCCTACCACCATCTTCAGAGAGAACAGAAGCCAAGGCCGAAATCGGAAGACCAATGTTTCTAAAGTTTAGAGGCAATGCCGTTCTATTTACACCAGCGGATGCACCGTTAAACTGGTGGGCAATAGATTCAACCAACGAACCGAATTGCAATGTGTTAGGTCTTAAAACATTTCCAAGTATAATATCATTAAACAGACCGTTAATCATTGTATTTTCGTCCGTGCCTCCATTCAAATTAGTTGTAATATAATCTCTCATTTTTTCCCATGATTTATAAAATGCATATAAGAGTTGATCATTGTTAGCACCATCATTGACCCAGATTGTTCCGTTCCAGAAGTATACTGTTCCTGAATATCTGTTTCCATTATTATCTGTTGGTACTATGTAAGCATCATTCCTCTTAGTTTCACTAGTATCAACATTATTTATATCAGTAGTGGTACCCTTAAAGTTTAATCCTCTCGTTGTTGGATTAAATACAGGGAATACATGCGTACCGTCATAATTAAAGAATGAGGCAACAAATGTTCTTGTAGCTTTAGATGAACCTTTGCCTTCAGTTCCACCATAACCTGGTGCACTAGTAACTGCCGTATTGATGAATCTGAAATCATTAGCAATGGTATACAACAAGTTCAGAGAATCACGTCTTGTTAGATTTATATCTATGAAATTGTATTCTGAATTTACAAATCTCACAACCTCTGACTGCAATACTCTTCTCTTCGCAACCAAAACATCTCTTGAGAACTTATGGACCCCATCGGTCGCATAATCAAAATCAGGTAGATCAAGTGCCGGTAATCTCTTAGTATCATTATTTAGGAGTGTTTCATATAAGATATTAGCAAGATATTGAACCTTAGTTCCTTCGACTGCACTTGCAACTTCTTCAACCGCAACCGCTTCTGGATCTTTACCTAAAACAATGTCCTCACAAATTACACCAAGCTGACGATATGCTTTTGCAGTTGGAATTCTTTGATTCTCAGGAAGTCTTAAAATGTTATTCCAGTAGTAGAAATCTGCATTCCATCTTGTAGCCGCATTACCACCGTAGTTGAGGTCGAAGCTGAATGCAGGGATGATGTACTGTTGAACATCTCTGCGACACTTAGCTTTATTATAATCAAGAACCGTAAACTCTTCTCTGAGCCATTCTTGAACATCATCAGCCAGCATATCTTTATTATCATCAATAGTGTCTGCTGCCCATATTTTACTTGCCTCAACCCATGAAAGATCAGGTTCAACAAGTTCAGGAATTACCGCAGTACTGTCTGCTCTAATTACATCCTCAACTATTCCGATAAGATTTTTAACCTCGAGTGCAACAGGACCATCAGCTGGGTCATAATCAAAGTTTTGACCAGCACCAGTATTAGCCTCGAGAACAATATCAGACATAAGTTTACCCATTTCAAGATAAACATCTGCTGTTTGTATTCTTGTATCAACAGGTAAAACACTAATTCCGTTTTCAAAGTAAATTTGAGCAGATATTCTTGAAGCATGGTTTGTCTGATAGTTAATATCGTGTGAAACCGCATCAACAAGATAACCCATATCCCTGCGACATTTGTCTCTTGGGAAACTCAAGCCATTGTATTCAGTTGAGATATATGAGATCATATTCTCTACAAGACTGATTGTGTTGTCCTCAATAAGATCTTTTGAAGCAACAAAGTGATCATCAACCCAAGTAATAATAGGATCAATTCTTTGTGGGATATTAGATGGATCTTCATCATCAGCGATTGAAGAAATAATCCAAGCCAAATCTCTAGCTTCAGTTGCAATTTCAGGTTTTGCAGGGTTTGCACCAGGCAGACCAATAAGATCAGGAACCAATGTATTTTTACCAGATGGGGTAACTGTTTCACGTTTAATCAGTTTTTCAATTACCTCACCGAGATGAGCAAATGCTCTTCTTGTAGGTTCTCTTTGATCTCTATCCAAAACATTAACTGCATTTTTAAAGTAAATTTCAGCACAGCCATGAATTGCCGCATTACCACCATATTGAATATCGTGTGAGATGGCGTCAACAATGTAACCTGTATCTCTGCGACATTTATCTTCATCATACTCGAGGAAGTTATATTTTTCATTTAGGAATGGAACAATGTCAGCCTGGATTTTAGGCTTCAGATCATCATTAATTGTATTATATGCGATCTGGTATTCCAAATCATAGCCTGAGGAATTTACGGCCGCACCATCAATAGGCAGCACCGCTGGCAGATCTCTCAAGCTATCCTCTGTAATCACATCCGAAACAACTTCAAACAGAGCCTGTACAGTATCACCAACAGCCGCAGTGGTTGCACCGAATGAAACCGTATCTTGGGTTTCACCGTTACCTGGGCTTTTGGTTACCGGTGTTTTAAGTACCAATTGTTCTGCCACTTCAGCAAGCCGTACAAAGGCAGCCGCAGTTGGGGCTTTTTGATCATCTGGAAGAACACTTACTGCATTTTCGAAATACAGAGTAGCAACATCACGGATACCTGTATTGGTATTGTGTCTGATATCATATGTTACAGCATCCACCATATAACCTACATCACGGTAACATTTATTTTGGTCATATGTCAATGATGCAAAGTTAACTCCAAGCCAGGCAAGTACCTCAGCCTGCATGAATGTTTTGTTTGCAATTAAACCTTGTGCAGCATTGAGGTTCGATGTACTTGCGTTTGCAGATCCAAAGATATAGGCAGGAGCAGCATCAACACCATCAGTAAGGACATCAAATAGAGCAGTGAAAGAAGCTTTTGATCTATCTAGTGAGTTACCAGTAAGTTCATTTTCAATCTTTCTTTGGATAAACTTGAAGCCTTCGATTGTTTCTGATAATTGATCTTGAACAACCTTATCAGCACCTACAGTACCAATACGATATGCCCGACCTGCGTAAACCGAATTGTAATTACCACCAGAAAGAATATCTCTAGCAATAGCATCTACAATGTAACCAGCATCTCTAGCACATTTGCCCTCTTCGAAGGTAAAGAATACATCGTTAATATATGAAACAATTTCCTCTTGTAGGAAAGGTTTGTTTCTTTGGATGATGTTTCTAGCAAATGTTCTCTTCGGCTCATATGTTGGAGCACCAGAGATTGCAGGAAGATCAGAAGGTTCCTTGTATTCATCAATCGCATTAGCAATAATGAGTACCAAGTCCTTGGCTGCCTGAGCACTTGTTGCATCAGCGGCAATTCCATCTACATTTTGGTATGGACCTTCACTGATTGAATTAGCAACAGCAGAGATAAATGTATGTGCATTTTGACCTGTGCCGCCAGTTCCTACATTCATTGTAATGGAGGTTCCTGTTACAGCAGTAATTGTAACCGGTTTTCTCCAGAAAGGATGATGAGCTTGAGGTGAAGTATGGTTCTGTTGGCCACTTCCCATATCACAGCTGAATGTAATACCTTCATCCTTAAGATAAACTGTTTCACCAACTCTAAGTGAGTGTGATCCAATGGTTGCAGTAAAGACACCAGTTGCAGGATCATAAGTAGCACCCGTTGGAGTGTATTGAGTATATGATGGAGTGACAGTATTTTCTTGAGCAATATCAGAAATAACATCCGCCATGTGGAGGTAAGCTTGTTTTGTAGGCTCACGTTGATCCTTAGGCAGAGTATTGATAGACTTAATATAATCAATATAATTTGTTTCGTTGCTGTTTGTATCCAATGTTGAAGCAGGTCTTGTCTGCTTTTCTGGATAAGCTTCACTCAGTTCAAGTGCAGCCTCAAAGTATTCTTTAACCGCAGTAATTGTAGCTTCATTACCACCGTATTCCATATCTTGAGCAATGGCATCAACAATATAACCCACATCACGTGAGCATTTTGCTTGATTATATGATAGGCCGTTATATGTTTCTGAAATAAAGGTAAGAATTTCAAACCCATATTTTTCTCTAACACCGTTAATATATTCGTATGCTTCCTGTTCAGCAACAGCAGCGGTAACAGTTGGTTCCTCATATGCAGGAAGATCTGCAAATTCATCACCACGGATCATGTCAGATACAATCGCAAATAGATCTTGTGTCCGTTGAGAAATACTCAGAGCAGAATCCTTAATTGCATCAGCAGTTGCGGAGATAAATGTATGAGCACCAGTGTAACCATTTGCATCACCAACATCAAGTGTGATAGATGTTGAGGTAACAGATCTAATTGGAACTGCCTGGTCATAAATTGGATCGGTTGCTCTTGGATGCGAAATCTGTTGAGCAGGTGAACCACATTCCCAAGTAATACTTTCCAGACCAAATGTAACTCTATCACCAGCCACAAAGTTGTGAGCACCAATGGTGACTTCCATAATCCCAGTAACTGGATCATATGTTCCGCCAGTTGGAGTAAATCCTCCTGGAACCGACACATCAGCATTCTCTGGGTTAGTGTTTGTTTTTACAACTGGTTGACCTCTGACAATTCTTCCAGCAAGTGCAGCAATTCTTTCAAACACTTCAGCTGTAATTACCTTTTGATCCTCTGGTAATACACTTACTGCATTATCAAAGTAAAGTCTTGCATTGTTTACGGCCGCAGTATTTGAACCGTGTTGAATGTCGAATGAGATTGAGTCAACAAGATATCCTACATCTCTTTCACATTTGGCAACATCATATGTAAAGGCCGGGTAATTAGCCGCAAGCCATGCTGTCGCCTCTGCTTGGAGGAATGCCTTATTAGTTTGCAGTGCAATTCTAGCATTTGTATGACCAGTACTTACGGTAGGTGTTCCGAATGTAATTGCATCGGCATTACCTTGTCCAGCATTCATAATGTCAATGATTTCATCAAACGCAGTATTTGATCTTGTGAGTGCAGTACCAGTAAGGTTGGCACCAATTTCACCTTTTAACCAAGTAATAGCACCAACTGTTTCTGTAAGTTGGTCGGTTATTACAAGATCACCACTTGATGTTCCAGCACGGTAAGCCAACCCAGCAAACACTGAGCTGAAATTGGATCCTGTCAGTACATCTCTTTTGACTGCATCAAGGATAAGTGCTGTATCACGTGAGCATTTTACACCGTCATATGTGAAATAATTATTGTTCAAATATCCAACAACTTCATCCTTAATGAGTTGTTTGTTTGCCAACAATTGTCTTCCTGTGAGTACACCACCTTTTGTCGCCTGGGTGTGAATAACACTACCAGCAGAAGCACTTTCAAATGTATGAGCACCTGAGTAACCAGCGGCACCAGAGTTAAATGTAATTCCGGTAGCGGTAGTCGAAGTAATTTCAATAGGCACACCATAGTTTGGCTCACCTACACGTGGATTTGAAATGTATTCTGTTGGTGATCCGCAAGACCAAGTAAGGCCATAAGGTGCGATCTCAACAAAATCACCGGTTTCAATAGCATGTGTTCCGATTTCAAGTGTTGTAACACCAGTGACTGGATCATATGTACCATTGGTTGGTGTATGAGTTTCAATTACCTTAGCAGGATCACTCCAGTAAATTGCATCAACATTAACAGCACCTGTATCAGCACTTACAAATGTATGAGTACCAGTGTAACCGCCAGCATTGCCAACATATACCTTAATTGTTGAGCCATCAATATCATGAATTCTTATTGGAGTCTGATATGGGCCCTCAGTAGGTCTTGGGTGCGTAATTGTTACTGGGTTTGAATTGGCATCAAGGCATGAGAATGTAATGCTGCCAGGTTTAAATTGGACCCAGTCACCTCGTTTAAGGTTGTGTCGGCCAATTGTGATAACCATTTCGCCGTTTACAGGATCATATGCAGCCGTTCTAGGAGTATAGGAACCTGTATATGTTGCTAATTTAAATGAATCAGCATCGGCACTCACCAGAGTGTGCGCACCAGTGTATCCACCTGCGTCACCAACGTTCATTGTAATAGTTGTGTTGGTAACCTCAACAATTGTTTGTGGTGTTCTATACGCTGGGTCTGACGGTCTTGGATGTGTAATTTGTACCGCAGGTGAACCACATTCCCATGTCATGCTTTCATCAGCAATCAATATTTGTTGACCAACCTGAAGATCATGTGTACCAATAGTAACTTCCATGATTCCAGTTGTTGGATCGTATGTGGCACCTAGTGGTGTATATAGTCTGCCGGCATTTTCCATAATGCTGACAACTTCATTAAATGCATTATTTACTCTTTCAATAGATTCTGCATCAGTTAAAACCGTATTTGCAACTTGATCTTTAAGATGTCTAATTGCTCCGGCAGTCTGTGTTAATTGACTTCCGACAACTTCACTAGCAGTTGCTGTATAATAAGCAACACCAGATTGAATTGAATTGAAGTTTGTGCCGAGGAGCATATCACGCTCTACAGCAGGTAAGATATATTCAATTGTATCACGGCGACACTTATCACTATCGTATAGGAAATAGTTATCGTCAATCCAGTCTAACATATAATTCTGTATATAGGATCTGTTAGCCTGAAGTTGTTTTCTGGCATTTCTATTTACAGCAGGGATTGAAGCATCATTGCTATAAGTAATTGCCGAACCTACAACCGAAATACATTTTTTGGTTGATCTTTCAAACTTATGTCTAAAGTTAGTAGAGGTACCCACGAACACTGTAAACCCAGTTACAGTCACTGCTGTAATAGGTAATGGTCGTTGATAAGCAACTTTATCAGTAGGTCTTGGATGTGCAAGTTCTGTTACAAAACCGTCATCCTCACATGTAAAGATCATGCTACCTGGATCAATAACTATTCTTGTTCCTACAGTCAAGTCATGGAAACCAATTGTTACTGTCATGGAACCAGTGACTGGATTATAAGTTGCATCTACTGGAGTATATTTACGTCCAGCATTATTTAAAATGTCAACAATCTCATTGATTGAATCCGAGGCACCAACTTCACCAGCAGATGAATTGGCCGATAGGAGATCCGCAGTTTGAGTTCTTAATCTTTGATAAGCAGAAACCGTTTCATTTCTTTGTTCACCAATGACTTTTCTGGCAGTATTCATATAGTATGCATTGCCAGCGGTTACCGCATTATAGTTTGTATCCAACAGCATATCATATTTTGCTGCAGGTAGGATATAATCCTTAATATCTCTGCGACACTTGTTGCTATCGTAAGCATAGAACTGATCGTTATCTTCAATCCAATCAATGAACTTTTCAGTAATATGATCTGTATTGTCCATCAGAAGTTTACGTGCTGCGGTTCTAGCAACAACACCAGTATCTTCAAATGTCAGTGGTGCTGCATAGTCTTCACCGTTTTCAAGAATATCCAGTGTTGCATTGAACGAAGTATTTGCTCTTTCCAGAACTGATACATCTGAATTTCTAAACAGATAGTCAACTTCATCTTTTAGATGTCTGATTGAACCTGCAGTCTCATTTAACTGTTCGCCATATACACGTTGTGAAATTGGGCTACGATATGTAAGACCGTTTAAGCGACCCCAGTAGTTGGTGTTTAATGCAACATCATAACCTACACTATCAATGATAATGCCTGTGTCACGCTTACATTTATCTGAATCATATTCCTGTAGACCTAAGCCACCGTTCGCAGTATTTGCAGTGAGATAGTCAACCATATCTTCAATGATATCTGTTGCTCTATTTTCAATCGAATCCGCAAAGTCAGTGTTACCAATCAGATTTGCAGTTGTATCTTGTGGAGCAAAGATTGTAGTACTACCTTTTGCTCTCATTGAAATGTCACCGAACTGAGTACCTGAGTTGTTCAGTGTCATTTGACCACCGTTCAGAGCATAGAATGCTACACGAACAAAGATTGACAATGAACCAATACCGTTTACACCAGCACCGTCTCTAGCCACATAACCGATACCGTTTTGGGTACGAGGTGTAGCACCAAATGCAAGGAAGTAAGTATAAAGTGAGTCAGTATCTAGCTGTCGTCTATCCGCAAGAATTACACCGCCACCGCGGCCAACCAATGGGTTAGGGAAATCATCAATACCTAGTGCGTTGACTTGACCAGTACCACCTGATTGTGAGTAGACATAATCACCAACTTCTACAGTACCTTTTAAGTTCCGAACAAAGATTTTATTGATGGTTGCAAGATCACCAGGAAGTCCCTTTGCAATATCTGCCGCATCATCCCATGAAAGGTAACCATAAGCACCATTTGAGAATGTGACCTCATCGCCTTCATTAAACTCACCAGCATGACCAACCTCTAAGATAACCTCTTGGCCTAGATCGGCAACAGTACCTTTTGAGTTAAATGGCTGCAATGGTGGCTCAACATCTAGTCGATTAAAGTTTGAAAGCTGAGATGAGTCACGTACATATGGTGAACGTAGAATTTTTGCACCAGGACGATATGCATATGCAAAGCCGCCTTCTGGGAAATCAAAGTTATCTACTCTCCAGTTAAAGAATGAGAAACCTTGAGCATAACCACCTGAACCTAATAGGAAACAGTTTTCGGTTTCATATCCAGGCAGCGCCTGAACTACCGTAGCATACTGACCAGAGGTAGATGTGATAGAACAATCATCTGGTAATTTAATATTACCTTTTGTATAGTGAGTTCCTGGTCCAACAGAGATATGAACTGGATCATTTAAACCGTTTCTGTTATAAGAACCACCTGCTTTTTCAAGTGCTAATTCCGCAGCTCTTTCCAATGTACCAACTGGTTGTAGAATGGTACCTGGTGCGTCATCGTCACCATCAATGGCAACATGAACCTTGAGTGCTTTTTCTGTTTTTCTAGCAATCTCATCAAAGAATTGTCTGTATGAAATCTTTTCGGTTTCATCAGTTTTGACATTTTTAATGGCGAAGTAATTGTCTTCGTCCATATTTGGTTCCCACTGTTTGGTGAGTTCCATGTCAAAGTCTTTGATTTCACTATCAAGAAGTTTTGAATTTCTAATTACGACATTATCAAGATCAAGGTCCTCAATTACAGAATTGGCAATAGTTGAATCCTCAATCCGACCTTGGAAAGTTGATTCAGTAATACCTGTATTCGATGCAGAGGAGCTTGTAATGATAGCATCGTTAATTGTAACATTTTCTAATCCACCTTGGAATTCTGTATTTGCAATTACAGAGTTCTGAATTAGGCTGTTATCAATTGTTGAATTTGTAAGTGTAACATTATTACCAGTACCATCATTAAATTCAGAATCTGTAATGATAATATTATTGGCGTTTGAGTTTGTAATTTCACCAGCAGTGAATATTGACTCACCAATGTTTGCGTTTGTAATTGCACCATTGGCAAAATTTGTGTCATAAATTTCACTGTTTGAGATAGTAACATCTTCGAGTGACAACCCATCAATTTGTACATTTGTAAGAATTGTACCGTTAGCAACACCACCTTCAATGGTAGGGTTATTAAAGAATGAATCATCAATACGAGAGTTTGTAAATACATCATTATTACCAGTACCGTTACTGAAATCGGAACTAGTAATTAAAAGATTGTTTGCATTTGAATTGATTACATCGCCAGCATCAAATGTGGAATCTGTAATGTAGCTCGATGTTACATTTGATTGGTCAAGGACCGAAGCTGTAATGTTGAGGTTATCACCAGTCGAGTTGGTGAGTTCACCTTGATCGAATACTGAATCTGTGATCTGAAGATTGGCGCCAGTTGAATTTGTTAACTGACCGTCATCAAAAGTGGATCTAGCGATGTCGCCATCATTGAAGTCTGATCTTGCAATAACTGATCTATCAATGTCACCAGCAATAAAATCGGATGTATTGATAGTCACATTATTCAAGGTAGAGTTAGACATTACAACATTAGCAATTGTCCCACCCGTGATTCGGATACGAGAAAATTCCTCGTATTGAATAGCCTCTACAAGTTCTCTTCTGGTGATGTTTTTAGTACCGTCATCACCTTGTACTAGATTTACAATAACAAAAAGATCTTCAGTTCTAGTATTAGCACCGGTAATAGGACCTAATTCTGAAATCTTTGACATATAAAGTCTACCTTTTTTCTTTTATTTATGAATATCAATTCAAGAATTATTTATCACAAGCGCACTTACATGAATTTTTTTCTAATTTTTCAATTTTAGTACTTAACTCTTTTATCGCTTCGACCAGCACAGGGACAATATTTCCATATGCAACATTCTTATATTTATCGCTATCTTCTGCAATCACCTGAGGTAAAATGGCTTCCAATTCTTGAGCAATAAAACCAATTTTTTCCTCTGTCTCTCCAATTTTATTATAGGAGACACCTCTCATTTGATTAACTTTATCTAATGAATCCGAAAGATCCGTGATATTTTCCTTGACACG